CCACCAGTAAGAGGTACTGAAGTATAAGTTCCTGGAAAGTATGCAGCTCCTGCCTGAGTAGTGGTTCCCTCTAGAGCAGTAATAGTAAAACTAGCAGTTGCTCCAGTTCCATTACCACCCTGTAAAGGAATTGTTAGATAGCTTCCACTGATATAACCAGTACCAGCATTGGTAATTGAACCATCAAATGATAAGACTTCAATATCTGCAGTAGCGTTTTGTCCTGTACCGCCAATTAAAGGAATTGCTGTATATGTACCAGTATCATATCCACTACCACCACTAACTAAAGTAACTAGAGATTGTGCTAGTTTTCTTTGCTGGATATTAAAATCTTGATATGCTGTAAGTTCTGATAACTTATAGTCAATAATTTTCTTACCACTATTGACAAACCCTAGAGTCTTTACACCAGCTTTGTAGATACCTAATTGTGTATCTGAACTAAACTTAAGTGAAGGATCGCCAACTAGACCGTCTCCTAGTTGTAAGTTACCTGTTGATAGATCACTACCACCAGATGTGACGTTGAAAAGAGCTGTGCTAAGTTGATTGATTTTTTGCCTTTGAGACTCAAAGGTATCAGTCTTAGCTACGTTAATTGCTGGCATTTTTTATTAATCCGTGCAGTAGTGATTTGAGTTCAGAGACTTCATTCTTCAATGTATTTATGTCGTCCAATGCGGAACTTAACTGCATAGATTTCCTTCTTGCAGCTATAGCAGAATCGTCCAAATTCAAGATGGCACCAGTGTTTTGGTCTCTTACGAGACCATCATGTCCATCAACTTTTACAAAGTCCATATGCGGAAATTAGAATGCGGCAACTGCACGAATGTCTTGGATCTTAGGTACATATGCTGGATCCACACCTTTCATCACAATTTTAATTGCAAATGATGAATATTCTGGTAAATTTGATGCAGTATATTTGAGATCTTGATATGCAGATTGCTTCTCTACAATTCCAGAAATTGTGTTTTCACTAGTTGCAATTTCGTATGTGTCTGGTTCTCCTTTTTTATTAAAGTAGATCCAATCAATATCATCAAAGTTTTCTTGACTAGATGCTTTCTTAAACTTATAGAATACTTCTAAGTTAGAAATATCTTTGACGTTTGCAAGTAGATGTACATCAATTGCAGTAGCTGGACTTGTAATGGAAACTTCTTTGGTAATATACTTAGCAGCAGCAGATCCATTCTTAGATGTATCTTCACCAACAAAGTCTAAACCATTTGTATAAGTTACCTTACCAACCTCAAGATATGCCTTCTCTTCATCTGGTTGATTAGGATACTTAACAAAGTCTCCCACACGGAAGATATCTGCAAGTTGATCTCCAACAACAGCATTTCTATTATATAAAGCACTATCAATAATTCTATCAGTGAAGTTATTATTAATAGGATTAACATCAACTCTTAAAGTTAACTTTTGCGTCTGACTATTCCAGATAGTAGCTTTACCAGTGATAATATTATCATATGTTTCTAACATAACAGATGGATTACGTGCTACGATAGTTGCAGCGTCTGCAATAGTCGCTAGAACTTGAGATGGATTTGAATCTACTGTAACTGCACTAAGACCTAATTGATTTCCTAGAGTTACAGTTTCTCCTTTCTGGAAGAATTGACTTGTCTTAACTCTTACATATACAATCTGACCATTAACTCTAGCAATAGTTCCTACTGCTTTAGTAGTAACTCCTTTAATTGTCTGATCAGCTTGTAGATCAGTACCACCATTACCCGCAAGATTAAATTGATAAACTGGATAAAATTCAATAACTTGATCTCTTCTTCCAAATCTATCTTCTTGTCCAGTAGCATTTTCAATTCTATTTGATACTGTTTTAACAGTAGCACTAGAGAGATCAATAATTGGACTCAAATGAGACACAGTAGACGATAGAGTCATCTTATATGTAAGTGACCGAGATAGATTGTTTAAAGTTTCATTAATATTAGATGCAATAAACTTCTGATTAGTGAAGTAATGTGGTTCATTCAAGAAAGTTTTTTCATAATCCGATTGTGAATATGAAGTGTAATTTGTAGTAGCAGAATCTACAGGGACAACATCTGTTGTTTTAACTTCTGATGATAAAGTAGTTCCAGTAAATGATAGATAAGAAACTTGTGGGTATAGAGTTTCATACTTTCTGTTTGTAGATGCATATACTGCAGATCCACCACCAATGGAATTACCAGCAGCTTGAGAACTGGCAGTGATATTATAAGAATCAACTCCAGAGTTAGTAACTTGGAATAAGTTACTATTAATAGTAGAGGCAGTAATACCACCTGTTTCTAATGCAGTTCTATAGAAAACATAAGAATCACCAGTATCTTCAAAACTGTGATCTCTATGATTTACTTTAACAATAGAATTATTATTCTTGAATAACTTAGAAGTGGAGTTGGTATTAGCACTTGCATTTGTCTCGAATGGATTTTCATCTAGAAGTTCATAACCAAGACTTGAATTCTTAACAACAAGTTCTGCTGGTCTATTAATATTAAACTCAGCACGGTACATAGTAAACTTGAGATCTTCAAAGATATCTTCAGTCCAACTTTCGGTATTCTGGGAACGGTATACCGAACCTAGAGATGGTTGTGTTGTGATGACCGTACTTGTAGCAATATCGGTTTCCCCTAATTTGGAAGACCATAGTTCATAATCAATCGAATCTGTTTCAACAATAAGAGCATACTCTGTATTATTTTGTAGATATACAGGATAATCAAATGCAAAGTGTGTAGGTGTGGTAGATTGAGTTACTCCTGTTTGATCAGTAGCTACACCCATTCTAACTGCAGGTGTGTCAATCTCGATGAATGTCTGAATTTCACATCCTCCAGCACCATTACCAACACCTTTGATAACAACAGAAGGTGCTTCTGTATATCCAAAACCAGATAGTGAAATCTCAGTATTGTAAATCTTACCACCTGATACTTCAATTCTTGCGGTAGCAGTAGAACCACCAGGTAATTGTGGACTCTCAATAGTTAGAATTGCACTGTCATAGTTAAGACCAGGATTTGTAACTCTAATGTCAGATAACTTACCACTATCTTTTGCAATAGCAAGAACAAAATCTGTTGCATTTGCTGCATTTGCAATAGTTACTGATGGAATAATTAAGTCTTCATTAGGACGGAAAGATTTTCCATTGTGGTTGTCTAGAACTACAGTATAAACTTGCTCATTGGTTAGACTATATCTACCAGATGCAGTAGCTACTAGTTCTACATTATTCTTATCAAAGATCTTGAGGATAGGACCAGAAGCAGCAGAAGATGTACCAGTTACATTCTCTCCTCTTAGAACTGACATGTTACCACTAGCAAAACACTTAAGGAAAGTATTTGGAGATAGAGTTTTTTCAGAACCAGGAATAATATTCTTAGCAGGTTTCTCTGCATCCACATTTGTGATATAAGTTTTAACAGGAATATTTGTACTCTTCTTATTGAAATATAAATCTAGACCAGTTACGAAACATCCACCATCTAAATTTTCAATTTTAAATGTTTGAGCTAGTGGATTTGGTCTAATAGGATTATCAGTGTTACTTTCAATAAACTGGACACCCTCATTAGATTTAAAGACTGATGGTTTTGTAGATACAATGCTGGAAGGATTCTCTGGTAAAATACCAGTAGCATAATACTTAATTTCTGTATAAGAATCTACGCCAAGTTTTGATTCGTTAGTTGCACTGGAAGTGAATCTAAATGTTAGTTCACCAGTAGTAAAGTTTAATTCTTCTGCATCTCCATCATAAGATACAGTATCAACATCTCCAGTCCATGTAGCATTTTGTGTTGGAGGATTACCAGCAGGAATAATAATCAAACCAGATGCATTACCATATTCATCTGTAGTAATTGTTCCATTAAATGCAGATAGTGAGTTACCAGCAATGCCAGTATATCTCAAATCAGGATTGACCCAGCGACTGATATCTCTTCCTTCTAAGAACACATAGATCTTAGTGTTGGGTTTCATTCTACCAACTTTAAATTTAACAGGAAGACTTCTAGTATAGAAAGCTAAAGATGTAGAAACAATATTATCGCCAACAGTTTTAGTCTGTACACCTTTTCCTACCTCATTATTTTGAGGACTAATATTAGAAGAACTACCAACCGATGCTGATGTTACAGAAGTAGATGCAATTTGAGAATTAACACCACCCAAAGAATTAATTGATGTAAATGTCGAAGACGCTCCAACCCAGTTAACCACAAAAGAATTATAGAGACTGGAGAAACTTTCTTTTACATTTACTTTAGCTAGGAAAATATTAAAGAGATCTGTGTTTGTGTCAACAACTACAGGTTCTTCTGTTTGATCATACCATTGATCAATAGCAGGAGAAAGATCACTATCACCAACATATTGAAGAACAACAAATGGATTTGGATTTAATTTTCCAGAAGCAAAACTATTTCCTAATAAAGATAGTGGAGAGTATGGTAGAGTTACCATATTACCAATTTTCTTATAACCAGAAACAGTTCTTTGATCTTCTCTAGTATTAACTTCTACAAGATTAATAGAATCTTCTTTTGCTTGTGGACGTAATACACTTTGCTGACTGTCTACTGCACATCTATAATCAAGAGAAGATAGATTACCAACTCTATGTGCTTCAAAGTTATCAACAAAGAATCCAGACTTAAATCTATCAAGTCCAATCTCATCCTTAACTTGCATGTTAAGAGCTTGCTGTTCTAAGATACTAAGTGTAGTATAATACTCAAGACGTTCAATACGTTTCTCTAACTTACCGATGTCACGCATTGTGTAACGACGGTTATCAACTGGAGTAATTCTTACATCCTTACTGGTCTTTGTAAATGCAGGAATATGTGCATAGAAAAGAGGTACGGCATCCTCAATGGGATCTGGTTTGGATGGGTTGAGTGAAGAGTTACCTTCTTTGACAATAAAGTTTCCATTCTGATCTAAGAAAATACCATCAATACGATCTAAGTATTGTTTCTGACTAAAGGAGAACGTAAACTCTAGTCCTAAATCAGGAGCAGGACTACTTGCAATAATAGCACCAGAACCAGCAAAGGATCCTTGAGTTCTTTCTAAAATTGCAGTATCAAGGAAACCAGGAATAATAGCAGTGGTATCTACTTTTGGTCTAAAATCAAGAACATTTTTAAGTTCTGTAATACCAAGAACAGATGAATTGAAGGTAGGAATTTCATCTTCAGCAACACCCGCATCATGCAGATAGCTATCGATTGTACAGAAATCACCTTGTGAATGCTCAAAGTAATCAAACGCAATTACAAGTTGACCAGTTGTTTCTTCAAAACCAGGTTTTAGAACAATACGAGAAACATCATAGATTGTATCTCTCTGACCATCATCAAATGTATATCTTGATGTAACATCAGTACCAGAAATTAGATTACCAGCAGTATCAATCTGAGGTGGTTGAGAAGAAGTTCCCTCATAAACATATCTAAGTTTAAATGCATCAGAGTATGATAGGATTTCTACAACCTCTGTATCATAGTCTGTTCCTCTTAAAGGTACAACACGATCACCAGCAGATGTAACTGTAATTCTCTTATTTCTAACTACAGTCTTAATTCT